AAAGATATTGCAGAATCTATCTGCAAAAAGTGATGGAAGCGGGGGAAGGAATCGCACCTCCGACCTGTGGATTATGAGTCCACCGTTCTACTTCTGAACTACCCCGCATTAGACATATTTATTACTTGCCCTGACCTCTATACTTCTTATAAGATCTCTTGGTGTGTTTATTCATGGTAGCAGTCTTGCTACCATTTTGTCTTGTTTTCTTTTCAACTGAATTATGCTTCTTCTCGGACATTATTTAATTCCTCAAGTAATGGATCAACACCTTTATTCTTAGTGCCTCGTTTATATGATTCATCTGTTTTCTTTTTGTCAGTATTAGTGATAGTTCTTGTACCACAATCTTGGCAAATAGAATAATGAAAAGTATGTTTGACTGGACCACCTACCCATTTATAATTAGTCTCAATAACATCTACATATTCTTTTAATTTGTCTTTGCAATCTGTAGGATTACACTTAGGCTTTCCCGTATTAGGATCAATATAGATCACGGGACCATTTGATCTATCTCTCATAATTTATAGTAATTGGATTCCGGTACCGAATACCTTATTATAATTGTTGTATAATTCTTCAGCTGGTTCTGCTTCCCATGCAACCATACTCTTCTTCACTTCAATCTCATGATTTTTAGTATAACCTGCGTATGGAATTAAACCCATACGATGCTCATTAAATGATGACTGAGAAGGAATAATAGCAATAGCGCAAGGCTGCTTGATCAAATAGTAATCACCATTGTCTTTAATGTCACCAACGATTTCTTCAGTGGTAACTAGTTTCACAACCTTAATCATGTAATCTCTCCAAATAATTAAATGCTTCTATCTCTTGCGTAAACATAATAAGTTCATAATCTAAAGTGATTACGTTAAATGAATTTATTAGTATTTGATTGTCTAGGGAACTAATTTTTACATACCAGTTCCCTAGTTTAATTGTATCAATACTACAGAAATTATCTGTTGTTACGGATATATTCCTGTACTTCACGATCCACTCTCATACGACGTCCTTCAGCCATAGCTTCCATAATTTTCCAAAATTGTTTTAGTATTTTCATAGTAGCCCCTTTTGTTGTAGAACTTTTTCTCTATAACTAAAATCTGCTCTATCTATACTCTTTGAAAGATATGTTTCTGCAACTGTTGGAATACGAAACTTTTTATCTAACCATGATTTAATACTACATAGATTAGATATTAATATCATTATTTTTCTCCGTTAAAAATTGCTTCTTACTAGTTTTAGTTTCAGCATCTTTAACTTCGATTTTCTTTGGCTTCTTGTGCTCAGGAATAATTTTCTCGAGAGCAATCTTTAGCATACCGTTCATCATTGCTGCATCATTAATTTCAATATGCTCATCAAGTAAAAAGGTACGGGTAAATGCCCTGTTAGCTATTCCCTTAAAAAGAAAATTATCATTATCCTCTTGTGATTTACCTGAAATGATTAATTTATTATCTTCAAACGTAACTTCAATATCTGATTTAGCAAAACCAGCAACAGCTAGTTCAATAACATATCTGTTATCAGCTACTTTCTTGATATTGTATGGGGGATAGTTAGGAATGTTTTTTGTTAGATCATCATGGAATTTTGCCATGCGATTATAGGTTTCATCAAAACCGACAAGAAACTTGTCCATATCTTTAAACATATCAAAGGATCCATTTTTCAGAAGTAATGTCATTTTAGTTCTCCTATTAAGCGAGTTAAATTGCCAACCCAAAAGGCATTGGCCCGAGGAATATTTTACTAGCCTTTCCTCGAACTGCTAGTCCCATCCCGGGGATATTATTATTTATACCGCAGACTGCTTCTTTTTACCGATATTGTACTTAGTTTGTAAATCCCAGTCATCCTTATCTTTAAAAGCGATGACTTTAATTTGTGACAATGGAGACATATCATTAAATAAATGTGCGTCTAGGATTTTAATCAAACCCCAGTCCACTAGTAATTTAGCAATCGTATTTCTTCTTTGTAAATCGTTGTCTGTTAGATCAGCTTGCTTACCATCTAAAGCAAATAATTCTTTAAAATGAACAATAAAATACCTACCCTGTTTATGTAAAATGTGACAGGATTGATA